TAAATACTAATATTTAGAAAATAAAATTATAAAACAACACGATAAAGAAATCATACATGAAATTCCATCCATAACCATTCCCTTAGTTTTACACGCTTTTGAGCATTTTTCTATAGGTTTCCCCCCAAATGTTATATTTTGTAATACGAGACATTCACATTTATAGTGTTTTATCATAGATACTATTATACATAAAAAACATAAAAATAAAATTTTCTGTAAACGATCCATCTTTTATAGTACGTCAATATAATTTTATTGGTTAATATAAATGAAGATAGATTCGTTAAAAGCCGAAGCGAAGCGACTTGGTATTCGTGTAACAAAAAAAATTAAGGGTAAACGCGTACCCTTAACTGAAAAGGAGCTCGATATGAAAATTCAAAGACGACAGGCACCGGCTTTGGAAATACAGGTTCGACAGACAAAAAAACTTTTACGTATGTGTAGATCCCTATTTAAAAATATGGGTGGAGTACCAAAACCAAAGAATAAATCTGTAACACCAGTTCGACGTTTACCAGTTCCACCACCACCACCTCCATTTCCAACCCGAGTTATAAAACGAGACCCCGGTGCGAATTTAATGACCGCTTTAAAAGCAAATCTTAAAAAACGTGGTATTAAAGAAAAACTAAACCAAATTTCTTAGATATTTTTTTTTTGGCACTTACCATATCAGGTTGGCTCCAAAGAAGCCATCTCGACCAAAACCCAGCGGTATAAAAACCTGTTTTACTCCAGTTTTCTTTATCACTTTTAGTAACATCGAGCATATTTACATGAACGAGTTTAGGATCATTTTGTTTTTGTACCATATGTGGAACATACCCACCATGTCTCGTTACATAAGAACGCATTCGTATAGGATTTTTGTGTATCGTATAATCTGAATACCCTCTCGCGCCAAAATCAACAATCTTACCGTTCTCAAAAGTTACTCTGAACTTTTTATCAAACCTTGGACTCTTTTTTAAACGAACTCGGGTCATTTATTATACATTTATAAAATTATTTATTAATTTTTATACTAAAGGAAAATTTTAGCAGAAAAATATGTTAATTGTCCATTCTATATTGGAGTAAATTGAGTATGTCTAAGAAATAATCGAGCGATGCATCTATGAAATCACCTCCATAATTCCTTTTTAATATATTATTCGTATCAAAAACGACGAATAAGGCAAATAGTAACGACCCTATCTTTGCGTATTTCTTTTCACCGGGGCTAAAGAGACGCGCGAGTATGAGCGCTAAGAGACCAAAGAATAAAAGTATACCGAGTGGTCTTAGATCGAATCCAAACTGTACACTAAGAAGACCTAGTATAAACATACCTATGAATATAGTAACAACTTCTAAAAGTGCCTCTTTTATGTTAGCTTGTGGTGAAAGGTAAGCACCCATGAGAATTGATATCATGGTGAATAGACCAAACTTAAACGGTAAACTTAATTTAGCAAATATAAGTACTAAAAATAAACCTAATAAAAGGAGTAAATTAAACAGTGTATTTCTTGCCATGTAATCACTATACGATGGACTATCTATGACTGTTTTTGCGGATTGGTACGTGACGAGACCCTGGAAAATAAGGTTTGCAAATACAGCACTCATGAAAGGTGCTTTTGACTGTATCACGTTCATTTATAATTGACAAATATAATTTTCACCGCGACGTTTTCTTTTTATTAAAACAATTCCGAGGACGAGTGATATTAACCAACATTGAAATTCGGATAATCCGTAAGGTTCTTCAATCATAAACATTTTTAATTGTATACTATACTATTTATTGCTTTATCTTATTTTGTAATCGTGTGAGTGTGTAGTGGTGGTATAAGTGTACACCCGATAAGAATAGGGATACGTACACAAGTGGGTTTTGTCTAGCACGTTTATCGAGCAATACGAGCAATGCTAATGTTAAAGTTATCACACTTGGCATACTGAACAGAAATATTTGTGTATCGGTTAAACCAACAAAACGTTTTTCTAACGTATTAACATTTTCTGTCTGTTCTGGTGCGTATTTTTCGAGTTTAGGATATCCTGGCATTTATTATACACACACAAAAAAATGTGGATTTTTATGATACCAATACTATTGATATTAAACGATTATATCAAAACCCCTATAGATAGACTATATTTTCAAACTCCTTTACGTCCCCTTGTTGGTATACGTAATTCACTCGTCGATCTATTTTTTTATAAACCACATTATTCTGTTTATGAGTTTAAGAGTCTATGTACAGTACAAAATCATTTTATTGATATAAAAAACGAATATGATACAATACACAAGTATATACAAAAATACTATTTTCACGACCTTGATCCATGGTTTGAATATAATGAAAATTATTATTACTACAAAATACAGGATTTTCCTGAATTAAACACATTCTTAAAAACTGTACCATGTATCGAACATGCTATAATCGCGGTTATGGAAGGGTCAATGTCAATACCGGCACATCGCGCCGAGAGTAATTTACAGTTACGGTACCATTTAACAATAGAAGGAACAAGTAATATCACTACAGATATTGACATTCACAAACACGAGCCTAGTGAATATATTTTATTTGATCATTCACGATATCATAGCGTGAATAAGACTGATAAGGGAAAACGCGTGGTTTTAATATTAGATATAAATAGATTTTAAAGATGGTTTCGACAAACGGCCATGTACATTTCTTTACCACCTACAAGTTCAACTTTATCGCTATTAACTATACGTTTCGTAAAAGGACCATGTGTTCCATCCATACATTCCATACACATAGCAGTTAATTTGAAAACTTTATCAGCGAGTGGTATACAATCTAAAATTTCACCTATTTTTTCCTGTTTATAATCACCATCGAGACCTGTTAATATAACTGTTTTACTTCGTTTAAGTGCTTCTTCTACAAATTGTCTTAGACCTGTAAAAAATTGTGCTTCGTCTATGGCTATAACGTCTACTTTTTTGTAATCGAGTGTTTTAAGATTATTTGTTTTTACACAATCAAATTTCATGTTATCATGTGTTCGTAGAACATGTTCTAAACACCGTGTATCTTTACTCGAGTTTATGACGAGTATACTTTTTCCTATAACCTCATACCTTTTTAAACGTCGAACGAGTTCAGACGTTTTACCCGAAAACATGTTCCCCATTATGATTTTCAAACTCATTATTAATTAGTATTGAACTTATACTTTTAAATATATTCTCAGGATATAGTAGAACAATGTTCATTTATATATTATTTTTATTAGCTCTACTGCTGAATGGTTTAATCGGATATACCGTTTCGTATAAAAGGAGTGTGAAAGAATATGAGCCTGTATACGATTTAGGATTTAACCTCTTACCAAATCTACAAAAATATGATTATTTAGGTGATTATGCGTTAATCATTCCTATACTTTTTGTTCTTTTTTCATGGGGATCATGGAAAACGTCAAAACGTGAAAGTTTTTTAACAATGTTCATTTTGATGTATACGTTTAGGTCATTATCAAATTACGTAACGACATTACCTTCGTCTAAGGAATGTAAATTAAAACCACCGTTCGGTTTTTGTAACGATTATATATTTTCTGGGCACGCCACAGTTAATATAATATCATCGTATTACGTAGGTTTACCTTTATGGCCGGTATGGCCGATAGTAACGTCTTTGTTTTCCGTGGCTTCTAGAGAACATTATTCAGTCGATCATGTTATTGCGTGGCTTATTTTTGCTGCTCTTAAGTGTGAAATATAATATTTATATATTTAAATGACCTTTAATACGTACGTTATAAATTTGGATTCACAAAAGAAACGATACGAAGTTCAGGAAAAGAAACTTAACGAGGTTGGTATTTATCCTACGCGTATAAGTGGATATAAATTTGAAAACATTGGCAAAAGTGAAATAAAAAAACATTTTAGTTTCATATTTACGGTGGATAGTTTTGCATCTAGATCTGCTATCGGGTGTACGTATAGTCATATACAGACACTTAAACACTTTTTAGATAATGACCCGTACGACGTTGCTTTAATAATGGAAGACGATGCTTTTCCTTTATTTACTAACATTGTTCAATTGGAAAAGAAACTCGAAAATATAGATTGGGACTATTTAAGTTTACACTGTGATGGTGTGTGCCCTAAAGACGGTGGTAAATCTGGTTTATTATCTGGTTCCACTGCGGCATACTTTATTACACGCGAAGGTGCTAAAAAAATAATAAACTATAAACATTCTTTTCATTATGATGTACAAACAACAACAATGAAAAACTTGGATAAAAAAATTGACGATAAAAATTCGTTTTGGACGGATGAAAACGCTAAAATGAGTGGCGAATCGAGTACGAATAGGTACAAAAGGTATTGTCATAAAGTGTATGATAAAATTACGGATAAGGTAGTGAATAGAGGTGAGAAAACCGCTTGTCACTATAAGGATTATCGCATGTTTCGAATACCTGTATTAGGTTACGAAACATCTGTAGAAGATTTAATTATATTTCTGTTGTTTATTTTAATCAGTTGTACAGCTTTTATCGGCGTAAAACGCATAAAAAGTAGTAAAAAATAGTAACGAACCCATTAAATAATTTTGTTTTTTGGGAAAGAGTGCGAGTAAAGCGATATTTATAAACAAAATGTAAATGTAAAAAAATTGTATATATTCTTTGGGGTGTCTCGACATTCTTTCTAAAGTAATACTTCCTGGATAAGAAACGAATACTGCATTTACATTTTCTTTTTTATCGAATGGACTAAAATTCTTAAAAATTAGTTCTTTATCATCAACTTTTATGAAATCATATTTTTTACATAAGTCATTCAAATTATATTGGTCATCTTGACACTTTGGCTTTAAAGTTTCTTTTAATAAAATTGTAAGATGTTTAACATAACCCATATACATACCACTACTTGCAACATGTTTATTATCACACTTAGGAAATCCAAATCCTGTGTCAAGTATATCAGGGTGTTTTGAAACAAGTATTTTACACTCGTAACTCTCAAAAAGACTCTTTACATTTGAAATATCTTTATTTATTATTGTATCAAACCCATCGAGGAAAACAATTATATCGTCGTCTTTTTTCGTTTCCATGTATTCTAAAACACCTTTGTATTTGTCCAAGAACCCATTCCATTTCTTACCCATACCAATAACTTTTACTTTAACACCGTGATCGTTATTTATAAGTTGTTCAAACATACCAACTGATTTATTCGCGTATGTTACTACTTCTACTGACATTATTACAATGTATATATATTTTAATTAAATTTACATTTTTTATAAAAAATAATATACATTATAATACATAAAATACAATGAATCTGTATATTTCTATTTGAAAACATTTCTAACATATCTCTTTTAATTTTGAACGGTCTTGCTTCGTATATTGGGTTAAAATGTGTATCAACAATTATTTCATCGAAGTAACTGTTGAAATGTATATGTTCGATATCTGTTATCGTTTTATAATCATACTGTGCACCTGTATTCTTAACGGATGAATACCTGTAAATTCCGAAACCGCTAAACGCTGATTTAACGTTTATGTGTTGTTTAATGCCTGAAAATATAGGTACTACTTTATACCACGGTGTTATTGCACCATGATCATATGGTAGTTTTGTTTTTTTTATTTTTGACATTCCGAATATGGCATCTACTTTTTTATTATTTTCCATGTATGTAAACATGTTTACGAGACCATTATAATCGAAACTTACAAAATCTAAATCGAGCATGCATATGTAATCGTACTCGATACCCGAATTCATAACAGCATCTAGACCCTGTTGACGAATGTATGCAAGTCTTCTAACACGTTTTGGACACGTAAGTTTTTCATTTTTTTTACACAATTCAACTGCGTCCGTGTTATCCAAATCTAGGGTAATAACTTTTTTAAGGTTCGCTTTTCTTAGTATATTTTTGGTATTATCTGTACTATTATTTTCAACGGTGTATATATCCTGGTTAAATTTATATATCGTATTTAAATTTCTTTCTAAGTATTCTTCGCCGTCCTTAACTATGAATATAAATGCAATCTTCATATAATTAATGTTTATATTAAAATAAATTAAAGAAAGTTTGAGTATATAGATAAAATAGAATGCCAGAAACACTTCAAATTAAACGATTAACACTAGATGCAACTTTACCGACACGCGCGTCTCCGGGATCAGTTGGATACGATTTATACAGTTTAAACGATTTGGTCATTCAACCAAATTCTAGAGACATTGTGAGTACGGGTGTGTGTGCGACTATTCCATTGGGGTGTTATGGACGCATAGCACCGAGATCAGGGTTAACGGTAAAATACGGAATTCACGTCGGGGCGGGTGTGATTGACCCTGATTATACGGGCGAACTTAAGGTCTGCTTATTTAATCTCGGATCA